TGTTGTGGTTGTCCACCTTGCGGAGCACCGTAACCATTTTGTTCATCGCCACCAAACAAGCCTAAACCTGCTTGCTTAATAGCAGATAACAACTGATCGGCTTCACCGTCTTGTGCTGATACTGTCACAGAGTCAGGAGAACCTTGTTGACCTTTACTGATAGATACAGTCATACCTTCAGCAACATCTTCTTTAGATTCTAGCAATGAATTTAATTGTTGTTCTAGTGCTTCAAAAGCGAATGGGCTTTCTTCAATTGAACTACGGTCTGTAAATGTTTTGCCACCAACACTGAATTTGCTACCTTGCGGAGTCTTAGCCAATGCACCTGTAAATGCATTACCTTCACCCATGCCACCGCGTTGTGCTTGTGAAGCCATGCCAGGTACTGTTGCAGCTGGCATGCCTGTTTCACCTACAACTAAACCTTGTACTGGCATTTGGCCATAACACTCATCTAAACCTTCTTTGTAGCCTTCATGGTAGTGTCTTGATTCTTCCATGTCATCATAACGGCAATTATAACCTTCTTTAGTTAGAGCATGTGCTTTACCCATATGGCGGGCTGCCTTTAGTCTATGATCCATACCTTCTTTAACTTTCTTTTTATCTCTTTTAGCATCTTGTGCGGCTTTAGATATTGTTTCTTTTGTATTATTGTCATCGTCAATATCCGGGAAGTCAGGCTTAGCCGCTTCTTTTACTGTCTTTTTCTTTTTCTCATCATACTCAATGTCTTTGGTAACTTTTTTGCCAGCCTTTTCAGCTTTAGCATCATCTTTACCTTTGTGCTTCATATCATATTCTAAGTCTTTAGTAACTTTCTTACCGGCTTTTTCAGCTTTGTCGTCTTTCTTAACAGTCTTTTTGCCTTCTTCTAATGATAGTGGGCTAGCTAAACTGTCGTTTGGTGGCATGTCTGCTTCACGTATTTTCTTTAACTGGGCGCCGGCAATACGTTTTGCGGCTTCAACACCATACTTAGGTGTTAATTTGCGAACTAATGCATCAAAGCCTGTTGTAGCATTGTTATGCTTACCGATATCTTCTTCGTGCATTTCTTCTGGATTACCAAGAGTTACATCACCTTTTTTGAACATCTCTGCTGCCTGAGGGCTTTTTGCCGTTGCAACAACTTTACCTGAAGCGTCTTTAACTTGAACAGCACCTGGCATAGGTGCAGTAGTATATTCTTCATTCAATGCTTTATCTAATTGGTCAAGATATTCTTTTAAGCTATGCTTAATAGTTTTCTTTTTGTCATGCTTTGGTAATTTAACATCTTTTCCAGACTTAACACCAAACGCACTGAAGTCATATTTCTTATCTTCACCCGAAGATTGAGTAGCTTTCTTTGGACGACCACGACCTTTTTTCTCAGCACTAGTATCTTTTACTTTTTTGCCTTCGTCATCTTCGTCATCTTTACGACCATAACCACCTGGCTCAGCAGTGTGCTTTACTTTACCAGGTTCACTTCTGTCTGTAGCTTCGTTCAACTGGTCTAGTTGTGATAATAAACTTTTGAAATCCATTTTATGTTCCTTTGAATTATTTTCTTGCGCCAGTTGCAGGCTTAGGCTGTCTTGTGATAGTGCTCATTGGACTTTTGGCACCAGTTGGATCTTGTGGAATGACCTTGAAGGGGTCAAACGCATCCGGAGTTTTTTTGCCTTCATAAGGAATATCAATCTTACTGTCTTTAGTTTGATCCTTAATACTATTCAAATAGCTATCGCCATATGCTTTAGAGGCTTCTTTAGCTCCAGGTTGTTCTTCCATTTCTTCGTGTGTAAGAACTGGGCTATTTTTCATTTGATTGGCGTAACCTTCAACTTCGCCGTTGATGCTGTCATCATACTTTGTACTAATTACTCTGACCATATCTACATTGTAACCTAATAATTGAGCAATCTGCTGAATCATTGGCTCTGTCGCTGGGTAGCGAAAGTCTGCTTTAATGATTGTTACAGATTGATTTGCTAAATTAGGAAATCCATATGGATCCTTTTGAATAGGTGTTTTTGTAGGCTCACTGATACGAATAGGATCAAACTTGTTTAGATTGTACTTGAACATATCTAACCAGTTCTTATCCACGTCGCCAGCAATTTTGATAGTGTAGTTATAAGTGTGAACACTCTCTACGATGTATTGTTTTAGGCTCTTCATTTCTTATTCCTGTATTCTGTATTTATCATTTCTCATCTGTTTTAGCTACCAACATCTTAAGCAACTCATTACGGTCTAATGTCTTGCCTTCTCCTAAAGGAGTAGCTTCAATTTCTTCTGTTTTAGCTATATTTTTCTGATCTAATGCGGCTTTTTTAAGCTGTAGCTCAATCATCTTTAACTTTTTGTTTAATTTAGCAGTCTTTGCAGTGATAGCATGTCCCAACATAGTACCAGCAACACCAAAGATTTCACTACTAAATCTACTGTCTACTTGCATACCTAATTCCATCAAGTCTTTATAACTGTTAGTAGCTAACTCAGCTAGTCCATCCATCTCAGTATCTGCTGATTCTAATCCACGTACTTGTGGTAAAGCATTCTCAATCTTTTCTAAGTTAGATAATGCGTCAGTTGTTATTTCTTGTGCATCTGAGGGAATAGGAACAGTTAAGCCCATCTCATCTTCAGACAGTGGCATTTCAAAAAGTTCTTGTAATTTTTTGGTCATAAAAGTATTTAGTTACTTTTTGCGACCGTTGTAGAAAAGGTCATCTTCTGTAATGACTCTGAATGTATACCCTTGACTTTTACAGTAGGCCATTGCAGCCTGCCACTTAGCATGATTTAATGCTACTACCATTCTATCTTTGGCGTTTGCTACCTTACTTTCAATAATACTTTGTTTTTTAGGTTTAATCTCTACTACTTCTGCTATCTGTTTACCGTACTTGTTTTGATATACTACAAAGAAGTCAGGTATATATCTAGTAGGTTTTCCTGTAAAGGGATTTTTATAAGGTATAGCTATAGCTTCACTTGCCCAATATATGATATGCTTATTGTTATCACAGAATTGCATGAACGTCAACTCCCAACCTGAACGATATCTAGGTGTGTGATTACCTACATATTTCTGTGGATTAGTTGGAGTGAAATTACCTTGTGCCCACTTAGCCATATATTAAAGCACAATGTTACGTGCTACTGGAAGATTGGGTTGTGGTATAAAACTGATACCGTACAATGCAGACTTAGATTTAAAACTGTTTAAGTAATAAGCAATAGTTCTATTCATGTCAAGTTTAGTTTGACCTTGAATACTTTCTAACAATGTAGTTGCAGGTATGCCTGTATCTTGTGCAATTTTAAAAAAGAATGTTGTAAAATTATCTGCGATTGTTCTAGTATCACATGTTTCAACAAAATATCCATGTACTATATCATATTGATTTGAAGGTACTTCTAAATTAAAATTGTAAAAATTATCAAAAATTCTTACTGTTTGATCTAATGAATTTAAATTATTGTCTAAACTTGATGCCATGTTATACTCCATTGCCCGGTATATTATTTATGATAACAGGAGGTGCCTGTTTAGCACCATTAGGCGCACCAGCAGTACCGAACAAGTTTGTTGTTTGTCCAAATGCAGGGAATTGAAAGTTTAAATTCCTATTAGGTGTTTGTTGTATTGAGTTAGTTGCTGCCGCTATAACTTCTGATTTAGCAAGTTGTTTCAAGTTAACATTTTTAAATGTATTATATGTGACACCAGCTTTTTGTATTGCACTCAAATATTTTCCATCTGTTAAATCTTGTATAGCTCCACCGACACCGTCAACTAAGCCGCCCTGACCTAATATAGTACCTTGTGATCCTGCTCTAGCAATAGGACTTACTGTTCTGTCGTAGTTTGCTTCATCACCAAATCCTTTAACAATATTACCAGGCGATCTACCATCAATTGCTCCATCAAAGTATTTTACTGTTTCGTAATCAATTGTCATTTGATTTTCCATAGTGCCATTGCCCTGAGCATAATCATACGTATCATGACTAAAGTTAGTAATGATAGGATTAATCAAAGTGTATGCCACAAAATTATGCTGATTAAAGCCAAATACAGTAATATTTTTAAAAAAAGGGACTTTAGTAGCTCCAATGGCTGCTTGTGTATTAGTCTGAACAGTACTTGATGTTTCACCAATATATCCCCAATCATTATCGCCGGTGATTGATGGTTTATATATGTTTCGCTGATTATAGTTCGTAGTATTATTGACTGAAACAATCTGTTCGTCCGACTGTGTTTGTCTTCCTGCATTAAGAAGAACAGGCTTAGTTGCATCCTTATAATAATATGTGTAATAATTATACCACATATTTCTGATTAAATTTCCATTGTCATCATGGAAATTAATATCGATAGGATTATACTTTATTTTAGATTGTACAATACGTTTTCTATTGTACTGATTCATTTCATGAGTCGTAAAATTATAGCTAGGCAATTTTACTGTTTTTACTGCAAGCCCAAAGTTTGCACCAGTAGACAAACCCTTTGAATATGCATTCTGATTTATTTCAAAATATACATGAAATAAGAATTTAAACTTAGGTGCATATTGGTATGAATTAGGTCTAAAAGTTTTACTGGCATGTGTGTAATCACGTAGGTAATCGCTGCCGAAGAATCCTCCGACAGCGTCCTTAAGTAAAGATACACCCCAATTGGCCATGGGTTATTGTCTAATTAAGCTTGACCAGATCCAATACCAGTAGTCAATGCACCACCTAAGGCTCGACCAACTGATGTACCAACACCAGAAGCCAATGGTGATTGAACTGCGTTATCGAATCGTATTGTCAATGAAATTGTAACAACATCATTTGTTCCGTAATTCAATGTATTGTAGTTTGCTTGTTGGATGAAACATCCATAGCATTCCCATGTTTCTAAGACAGTAGGAACAGCCGTGCCGTTACCACCATCTAAAACTTCGATGTTTGTTTGGAACTTATAATCTTGACCAGTAGCCGCTGATGCTTGCTCAACAAAGTCTAATTGCTTCTGCAATTGTTGACCTACTAGTTTTGAAACTTGTCCACCTGCATCATCTCTGATGTTAACTGTTAGTGCTTGCCATTCATGACGACCTGCCAAATACATAGTAGAGTTGTAAACTGGTAATGTGATCTCACCAAAGCTTACTGAAGGACGTGAAATGTCAACGACCTGTTTAGTAAGTTCGATAGTTTGACCAATACCTAAATTGAAAAAGTTAACTCTAAATCTATATTGTAGTTTGGGCATTAACAAGCCCTGATTTCCACCAGCGTTATCTGACGCTACGGTCATGTTGAACAATGATTGTGAGGCTGTTGCCATTTTTTAATCTCCTGTATACTTATTTATCTTTAATGTTGATACCCCGAAGGGGTATCATTTACACTGTGCCTGATATCTCGCCTGTGTTTAGAACACGAACGGGGATGTAAATGAATTCAGCAGCCTTAACTGGCTCAACTGCAACATCAATCCAAAGTTCATTTCTATCAATTCTAGCAGGTGTGTTGTTTGAATCATCACATACTACTAGATAATCGTAAATACCACGTTTTGCAACTAGGTCTACTAACAACGTTTCGACAACACCTGAAATTTCTTGTCTTGTCGTCTGAACGTTAGGATCGAATACGAATGGACGTGCTGCCAATGTCAACTGTCTACGTATGTAAGCAATTAAACGAGCAACGTTAGTTCTGTCTAATGCACTTGAACTGTTAAAGCTAGTCTTATTACCATAGTTCAATAAACCAACACCAGTGAAGAACACTAATGGGTTGATGAAGTTGATATACAATACATCTCGAATACCTAAACGTGTCTTGATAGTTTGGAACTCACCTGTAGTACGGTTTAGATAACCAATGTTCAATGCATTGTCGATAGTACCTCTTCGTGTACCTGCTGCCGCTAACCAAGGATAACCAACAGTATCATTACGTAAGAATGTGCGTAGCATCATGTGTGATGCAGGTACAGCAACTTCATTACCTGACAAGTCATTAGCGATACCACTTGGATAGAATAGACCTAAATAAGTGTTACGTGTCACTAGACCATCTTCACCTGTGCTTGTTGCACCTGCGTCATTATTTGCCCACGCTTGAATGTCAGTTGCACTATCAGGTAGACCCATTGGGGTATCACCAATAATGTAAGCTGTTTCACCACGATCAGCATTCAATACAACCATGTTAGGTTGCATTTCTGGATAGTAAGGTGATGCCATCAAGTTGAAGAAGTTATCTTCGTCACGAATTGCAGTGTTTGTGTCAATTGATGAACGCAATGCTTGTACAACCATAGCACGTTGTGCTTTACGACCCATATACGGTGAACCATTTGACTGATTACCACTTACTGTTACCCATGCATTTGTCTCTGTTGGTAATGTCTCATCAGGGAAACTTGTTGCATTGAAGTAATTTAAACGGAACTGTTTAACATTATAACCACTACGGCGTGTGTTGAATAACATCATACCTTGTGGATATAAGCTCGGAGTAGGAGCATCTAAGTCAAGGTAGTTACTTGATAATAAGCTAACGATTGACGGAATAGGATCATCTGTAATACTTGTTGTACCACTTGTTGCCCAACGTGCGTCTGCAAATAGTACACCAGTTGAACTAACTTGGTCGGTATTATCAATCAATACCCACTGATCTGTTCCACCTGAAAGCTCCCAACGATAGATTACTGGATAGTTCTCTAAGTCAGTAGTATCAATCCAAATATCACCGTATACCAATGCTGTTCCGTCACTTTGTACTGTTGGAGCAGATGCTGAAACAATAGGGCCATTAGGATCAGTTGTGTTTGTACCACTAGCAGCCGGGAAACCAGATGAGTCATATGATGTGTTTCTATAACCAATCCATGCGCCACCTTTTTGAACCATAATGTCAACTTGGTTAGTTACACTCCAGAACCAATTTGTATTATCAACTGGTTCAATAGTAGGCTCACCTTCGTTAGCTTCATATGTAAATTCTACCCAATTACTTAATTGAGTCATATATTTTGCTGTAGGTGAACCGCCAGTTTGTGTGATAGTAACTGCTGTGATTGCACCACCTGATACACTTGTTACACGTACTTGTAAGTTGTTAGCTGGACTTGTTCCGCCTAAACTTGTGCCTGCTATAACAATAGCATCACCTACTACATATCCACTACCACCACTAGATACACCTCTATTTGAAGTACCTCCTAGTGTGTAATAATTATATTGTGAGAATATATTAAATGTTGCACCACTACCAACACCAGTAGTTGTAGATTGAGCGGCGCTAGTAAAATTTGCAGTTACAGTAGGACCGTATTTTACACCAATAGTTGTACCTTCAACAAAACCAGCAGTTGTAATTAAACCATTAGATACACCTGTAGAAACATATGATGAATTTACGGTATCATCCATAACAATTTCACCACCTTCAGTATGAGTCAATACAATCGCACCGTCAGTATTAATAGCTGCCGCTGTATACGGAATACCTGTTGCGGCCCATGCTGTTACAAAATCAGTAGCATTAGTATTATCTGCTAGTGTAAAGTTGTATGCACTACTTAATGTAGTTGATCCTGGTGTACTGACATATACATTCATATAGTATGGACCACTGTTGAATGCAGGTGATGTACTATCACTAGTAATAATTGTTGGGCCTGTAGCTAATCTTTCCCAGAAATATAAAGGTGATATACGTGTCGTAACGTTGTAATTATATTGTCCGTATATTGTTCCTGCAGGAATAACTTGACCACCACTAGCATCTAATGCTTCCGTTGCAGACCAATCAGATGTACTTAGTGTTACGTTTTTCAACTGCCATGTTTCAGTAGTTGAATTAAAACGTGACATCTTAGGATTCAACCCATTACCAGCCGCCCCAACTTTAATCCAGACAGATCCAGTTGGTCTAGGTTGTGATTGACTTGTTGTCCATAATGGCATTTGAGCACTAGTACCATAAGCTAATAAAGGCTGATAATACGTAGCTGGAGTGATACCCATGTCAGCCAATGGTGTACCGGAACCTTCTGCTAATGTCATGAACGGAACTGCACCACTACTCAATGTTTGATTACTAAAAATACATAATTTTCCGCTACGCACTTCAGCACGTACAGTTGAATAGTTAGGTGTGTTAATTTCGTTAGCAATACCTTCAACTGTATTATTAGGTGATACTGGTACCGTTATAGTAGTAGACCAAGAACCAGAAAGATTTATAGTAAATGTCTCACCAGATACCAACGTAGGATTAGACGTTGATCCCTGAACTGTCGGAACATCTTCTCTCCAATCACCACCACCTAGTATTATCCAAACATTATTGGAACTCTTATACCAATATGTTCTATCACTACCTGTAGGTGATGTAGTAATTTGTGTTGCGTCTACTGCATAGTCACCTATGTTACCAATACTTGCTAATGGTACACCACCTGACAAATCAGTAGCTTCAGTAATAACGATAGGAGTTTGAAGTGTAAAATTACCTGTAGTTTGATTAAATTCGTAAATACCCCAGGTACTAGTTGTTGTATCTAACCAATATGTACCATTGCTAGGGAATCCTGTTGGACGACCTGTTTGACCTACCAAGCTTGCCAAATCGATATCGGCACGTAAAACGAAACAACGATTTGTAACGCCCAACAAGCTGTATGCAGCCAATAGACCATATTCGTTAAGTTCATAACCTTGGATAGGAGAACCATTAGCTGTTGTATAGAAGAATGGAGTACCATATAGGTTTACTAGATCACGTTGACTTGTTACTTGATATAATTTATTTGCGTTCGCTGCCGTTGTAGCAACAGCAACTCCTGTACCACTAGCGTCAGCTTTGTTTTGTGCTGTTGCTAATACTATAAGAGGGACGGAATTTGTGGGCGCGGGTAAATACTGACTTTGGTCTGTAATCGTTACTTCTACGCCTGGAGATGTTAGTGCCATTTTATTTTTCCTTTATTGTAAAATTATGAGGTTTACCACCTAAAAATGCATATTATTATTTAGTAAAAAAATCAAAAAAGGCTGGTTTAGCGTACCTTCGAAGGTTCCTACTAAATACACTATGTTAAGACCTATATGTAGCTCATGCGGTAAGAATCACTGTGCAGTGAATTATATCCGTGAAGGTGTTACACACTATCGTAGTGGGTGTGATGAATGTGGTCGCAAGAAAAAGAAATTAAAGGCTAGAACACCTAGATGGAAGTCTACTGGATATAAGAAAAAATCCACATGTGATATATGTGGATTTCATAGCACATTATCTAGTCAGATAACGGTGTTTCACATCGACGGTGATTTAGACAATTGTAAAATGACTAACTTACGTAGTATCTGTCTTAACTGTGTAGAAGTAGTTAAGAAGAAAGAAATTACTTGGAAACGTGGTGATTTAGAAATTGATTACTGAATTGACTTGCTTGTGTAAATCATCAATCGTGCCGTTGTTGTCAATATAGTGGTCATAGTCTAAGCCTACACTAGAATATTCACTGGCATGAACCCTGTTTCTATCTAGTTTAGCTTTACTCAAAGACCAACTCATATTACCATGTTCGCCTTTGTTGTAACTTACTGCGGCATCATACCATTCTGGTGGTTGACCTCTAGTAACTCGCATAGTAATTCCACCTATCTCCTTGATAGATTTAATTTCATTAGCGAATCTACAATCAGTAATCACGATGTTTTCATCAGTTTGGCGTAGTTTGTTTTCAACACTAGCAACCCAAATGTCATTATGAAATCCATTGCGACATACTTCAGTTCCCCAGTATTGCAATACCCATC